CAGACGAAGAACTCCATTCTTGGTTTGATGAACCAAAATATAATGCCATTGGCTTGGCTACTGGAAAAATATCAGGTGTAGTGGTTGTTGATCTAGACACAGACCAAATCCCTGAAGGTTATGATTTATCTTCCCCATTAGTTGCCAAAACTATTTCTGGAGGCAGACATTTTTATTACCGTTGGGATGAAGAGATGAGAAACGATGCCAAGATTGAAGGATTGCCTATTGATTTTAGAGGTGATGGTGGCTTTGTAGTTTTACCACCTTCATCCATTGGTAACATGACCTATGAGTGGGCTGATAGTTCTTGGCCATGTCCTGAATTTATGTTGGATGTGTTACCTCAATCAATTAAAGAAATTTTAAAAGGCAGAAAATCAGAACCTCAAAAAATAATTAATTATCAAGGCGGATCAGCTCTTCCAGAATTTTTTAAAGCACAAAAGGCTGAGTATGGAGAGGGAACTGATTTAGTTTTTGAGCAAGCAGGAAAAGGAGAACGCAATGTAAGGGCCTCAGAAGTCGCTGGATTAATCTGCCGAGAGTTAACACCAGACAAGTGGAAAAACTACGGCTGGCCTCGTCTGGTAGCGTGGAATGAGGGTAATCAACCGCCTCTTGGGGAGTCAGAATTAAGAACTACATGGCAATCCATCTGTAATGCTGAATTGAGAAAAAATCCTGCAGTGGTTGCAACTGAAGAAAATCAGCCCGAAAATCTTTGTAAAATATTTACTGGATCTGAAGCAACTAAAGAATTTAACAATCTCCAGTCTAAATACGGTGAGGGCTTAACTACTGGCTACGAAGAACTTGATTATTATTTTAAATTTTTACCAGAACAACTTTACATGATTTCAGCCCCCACACACGTTGGTAAATCAACTTTTGCTTTGAATATGTGTGGAAGGATAGCTTCTTTAGGTGATGATGTTTTATTCTGTTCTTTGGAGCAAGGAATCTTTATTGAGCCAAGAGTTAGATCAATGCTTGGGGGTGAGTTTCCAGAACATTTATCAATTTTAACTTCAGACAAAATGTTGACGATTGATCAACTGATTCAGGTGGTAGAGAAGTCTGAACATAAACCTAAATTAGTTTGTGTGGACCATATCCATTTTTTGAAAAAGGGAGGTAGAGGAGCAACAGAGGACATTGATGAGATAGTTATCAACTTACAAAACATGGCTAAAAAATTAAGACTACCTGTGATTGTAATTTGTCATGTTAGAAAATTAAATACCGATAAGGCTCCAGAGATGGATGATTTGAAAGATTCATCTAGTTTGTCTCAGGTCCCTTCAGTGGTTATTTTCCTTTACCGAAAACAGAATGAGAATAAACAAGCTTTTGATTCTATTTTGTCAAATGAAGGCCAAATAATTATTGCCAAAAATAGAATCCAAGGTAAAACTGGAAAGAGACATTTTGAATTATTGGCCTCTGGATCAATGGTAATTAAAAATAAGGAACAGTCAATTTATTCCAGAACTGCAGATCAAATGTCACATGGAGAAGTTGAGGATATTTTTAAATCTTAAATCTACTTGCCTATTGACATTATTATATTTTTAGTATAAGATAAAAACATGAAAATAAAAGCAAACCCTTGGAGACAAAAAATAGCCAAATTAAAGCAGGATGTTAAGGCTAGTCTTAAAGCAGATTATTTGAGGGGTTTCAGTCTATCTGAGTTAAAAAAGATTTATGGATTGACCGATAGAATGATGTACAAATGGATTAATCCAACTGTACAAGAAAAAGAAATTCATAATAGCTTTATTGCTGCTCGTAAAATTTATGGCAGACCAAAACAAGCTATTGACCAATCATAATCACTAGTATTATTATAATTTTAATTATTCTAATACTAGAGCCATACATATGGCGACAGGCACAAATTATTAATTAAAAACAAAAAAAAACAAAATGGCAGAATCAATTGACTACGGTTACAATCCACCTTCTAAGAGTGTTTATCTTAGACTTAAAGCTAATGGAGATTCTTGTAAAATCAGAATTGTTAGCGATCCAGTTAAATTTCAATCAGAGTATCAAGGTAAAGTTAGTGAAAAGTATGCTTGGTTAGTTTTGGATAGAGCTGATAATCAAATCAAAGTTTTTCAATGTGGAAAAGATATTTGGAAGAAAGTTTCTGCTTTTGCTAAAAATCCTGATTGGGGTGATCCAACCAAATATGATTTAACTATTTTAAGAACTGGGTTATCTCCATCAAACTTTTATGATGTAGCCCCATCACCAAACAACAAAGGTGATTTAACTGATGATGAAATGGCATTAGTGATGAACTGTGAAGTTGATTTAGCTAAAGCAGTTGAAAAGAAAGTTGAACAATAATTAAAATATTTATTAAAAAAGAGACTAATATGAAACAAAAAAAAACAAAGCAAGCGGTTGTCTTAAGAAAACCAACCAAGAGAGAGGTAATTATTTATGCCTCAGTATTTAGTTTTCTGTTACTAGTTTTTGGTTTCTACATGGCCATCACTGCAGTTGCCAGATGGTTTGACACTCACACTATTGTCAGAAATCAAATGGTAAAGATAGAGTTTAAAAAACCTCTAGAATTTATCAGTAAAACTGAATATGAAAAAAGACAAGAAGATGAAAGAATTACTACTGAATTGGCTGAAAAGTGTGTGGCTGATTGGTTAAATCCAAAGGATATTTCCTTAACTGATAACAAAATTAGCCCAGAAATATTCTTTGACAGAATCTGGAAACAGGAAAGTTCTCGTGGAACTGATCAAACTCAAAACTCACTTCATATGTATTGCCGAGCTAAGGGTATGTGGAATGAAATTGGTTACAACCCCCAAGACAAATACTGTTTTAAAGACGAAGAAGAAGCTCGTTTAGTTGTTCCACTTTATCTTAAAAGATATTGTTCTGGAGCTACTTTAGATCAATGCCTTTGTTATTGGAATAAAGGTTCTAAAGATGATTCCTGTGCTTATTCAAAAGGTAATTTATCGGAGGCTAACTAATGAAAGATTTATTAATATTACTCTTATCAATTGCTCTTATAATTAGTGTTTGTGTTAGCAATGAACGACAAAAAGTTCAAGAGCAAATTTGGAATAAAAGAGTAGAAACCAAAGTTTATCAAGTTAATGATTTAATTCATGCATTGGAAGATTGTCAAAATGGGAATCTTTGCCAAATGCCTGTCTTAATAAAGGAGAACTAAATGAGAGAACTAACAATAATTTGGTCCACAACTTTAATTCTAATGTTTTTATTAGGATGGTTAGTTGATAGTATTGTGGCTGAGAGAAAAAGACAAAAAACTATTGATAATATGAGAGCTGAGTTTGATAAAAATTATGAGGCTTTTACTACTGATGCCGCCAATAGATTTGCAGCTCAAAGAGAAACAATTAGACTTCAAAGTGAAATGCTAAAGAAAAATGTTTTAAGAAATATTGCTTTGACTGGAGTGAATAAAAAACTTAGTTTGATTGTCAAAGTTTCTGGAGAGGCAATAAGGGGTCTTAAAAAAGAAATTAAAGATTTAAAAAAAAGGAAGTAAAAAAATGTTAACTCTAAAGAAATTAAAAAAGATGGCACCAGATACTATTTTTGCTTCTGGAATAGGTTTTATTGAACATCCTTGGTTTAATCAAGCGACTAAAACAATTGAGGCAGATGGAAAATCAACTAAAGTAAAATGGGTAGCAATTAGAGGTTATATTCATGACTGGGCTATTTATCACTCACTTGATGCAAATTTAGAACCTGCTAATAATTTAGATGGCACAAGTCATTTGAATGCAGATTTTCAAACAATAGCCGATCATGGAGCAAAATTACATAATAGGGAAATAGTTAAAAAATTAGTACCTTGTTCAAAATTAGCATTAAAATTTTATAGAGATTAATATGACCAAAATAAACGAACTTAACATAGTTATTAATAAAGCTTTAATTACTCATGTGGGGATTGATTTGACTGAAAAAGGAGTGCAGTTAGATGTCAGAGGAGAACTTTATACTAAGGCTGGTAAATCTATTTCTAATTTTAGTTTTAGTACTACCTCATGGAATGATGAAAATAAGTTTGATATTCCAGCATATATTAATGCTCCCATTAGACAAATTTTTGAAGATTTAACCCCTATTATTTATGAAAAAATTAATGGCAAAGCGGTTGCCATAAAGGATAAAAATGTTAAAAGCAGATAACGCCATCTCAATTGGTAAAACAGAACAGAAGATCCTTTGGACCAAAATGATTAAACTAAAAGACAACCCTCCAGAGCGAAGAGGAACGGTCTTTGATTTGGCTGACTTGAAAAAGAAATTAGGAGCTGAAGTTAAAGCCATCTATATTGAAAAGATTTTTGGAGAGAATAATTTTAGAGCAGGTTTTGTTATTGATTTAGTTCATGCCATAGAGGAGCCACATGAAGTCAAAACCACAGGAAGGTGATTATGTTCCATGTCAATTATGCGGACATGATTTCCAATTAGAAAAAAATAAATTACAAGCAAAGTATTGTAACGAATGCAAATATAAGCCTGAGAGGAGAAAAAGAAAATGAAATTAATTAATGAAGTTTTAAATGAAATTAAAAGAGCATTTTTGATTCCACCAGTAATTGTTCCAAAACATTTAGCTAAACTAATTCAAAAAGAAGATTTGTTTATTAAAAACGGTCAATATGCTGGTGAACATTTAAAGGAAATGATAAAAGGAGAAATAGGAATATTTAATGGAAAAAGAATTGTTATTAATTTACCTTGTCCTAAAAAATAATTATGTTCAATGAAAATTGGGAAATAAAAGTAGTTGAAAATATTCCAACTCTAAATGTTTATGTCTATCTTTTTCAAAAGTCAGACAGGATTAGATTGGCACATTTTGTAAAAGGACAATTGGAAGTTGAAGAAATTGCTGAAGGAAGTGTTGTTGATCCAGAACCAACAATGAAGATGCCTCTTGATGTCTGGAACACTCTTAAAAGAACCATGATTGATGATAAAGTCAGAGATAAAAGTGAAGTGGAGGCTGAATTAAAATCAACCAATAGACATCTTGAAGATATGAGAAAAATAGTGTTTAAAAAATTGGGGATAAAATTATGAAAAATTATCCAACAACCTCTAAATTATTTGGTTACAATATCGGTTTAAATAATGACAATCTTTACATTGCTGTGCCTAAAAAATATATTGGGGAAAAACCAATTGAAGTTACTTGTGATGGTGAATCTAAAATCTTTACGAATGAAGATGTGGCTCAAGAGGTCACATTAAAAGATAAATTTGATCAGGAGAAAAATTATACTTTGTGTTATTTTTTGTGGAAAATATTTGATAATGATTAATAAATTTATTAGTTTACAAAAGGAAAAGTAAGATGAACACTAAACCATTTGGAACACCATACATTAAACCAACTAGAAATAAACACGAATCAGGATTTAGATGTTTTGAAGTTGGGTATATTGACGAAATTGATGATAAAAATAAAGTTACTAAAAAAAGAGTATTGGGAACAGGTAGCGACCATATTTTCCAAGATTATATGATGTTGATTGGAGAAACTAAGCCTTTTAGCCTAAATATGGATTTAACTATGGACGGATATATTAGATTTTTTATCCATGATGATAAAAGAATATTAGTTTGGGATTGTGATAGTTATGGACATGCTTTTTCAAGTGTTGGATTAAAAGTTATAGATAAAAAATAACTATGCCAAAAACCATTAAACCAACTATGAAACAAAAAATAAAATTATCTAAAATTCAAAAAGAAATGTTAAAGGAAATGTTGAACTGGACTGAATATTCTTATGGTTATAATGAATTTGAAGATACTGTAAATGCTGATAAAAAAACTCTAATTAAGGAAATGAAAAAGTTAAGAGAATTAGAATTAGTAAAATTGGTTAGGGGTGGAATAGATGATGATACTGGAATGGTTGTTGGTGGAACTGGTTTTTACATTAAATATGAAAAAAGAGATGAAGTTAAAAATTTAATTAACCAACTATGAATATAAAAGACTTAGATAAAGACCCAATTAAAAAAATGCTTAAAATAACTAAATTAAACCATAAAAGGTCTTGTAAAAAACAATCAAAAATAATGGAAATTCTAATTAAATTTGATAATGAGAGAAGTGAAGATATGGGTTTCAATGATGATGGTTATCCAACTTTTAAAAAAGCAGAAAAATCAATTCAAAAACTCCTCTCCCAATCCAACCAAGAGATAGTAAAAGAAATAGAGGAAAAAGAAAGGATAAATAAATGTAAATTATTAGCTAATTTATTAAAAGAAACAATGAGTTTAGAATCACCTGAAAATTATGAATTTTGCGAGGGATTTGAATATTGTAAAGGAAAAATACAACAACTTTTATTAAAAGAATCATTAAAGTTTGTAAAACTAACCAAACTTAGACAATCTAATAATTTAAAAGGAGAAAAGGAATGAGAATAGCTTTTGATATTGACGATACAATTTTAATTCCATCAGTAGCGACTGATAGTGATATGGATACTCCAGACTATGAAGTTATTGCTATTTATAAATGGTTTCAAAATCAAGGTCATACTATGATTTTATGGAGTGGAAGTGGTATTGATTGGGCTAAAACTTGGGGAGAAAAATTAGGACTAAAACCTGATGCTGTAATACCTAAAGACAAAAAAGGTGCAGTAGATATTTGCTTTGATGATTGTGATGTTGATTTAGCTAATGTTAATGTAAAAGTTAAAAGACTTAACAGTTCAATTAGTCGTAAAGACTGGAATAAAACTAAATCTATTAGTTTATCCCCTCCAAAAGGGAAAGGAGAAAAGAAATGAAACTAATTAAATTTTTATTAGTAATGATTTTTTCACCTTTCATTCTTTTTGGAATAGTTTTATTATTGGTAATTAATAATTATAATGAAACAAAATGATAAATACTGCAGAATCAATAAGTAATTGGCATCCAGATAAAATCTGTGATTTAATTGCTGACAATATAGTTAGAGAATGTTTAAAACAAGATCCAAAATCTAGATGTGCAGTAGAAGTATTTGGTGGTCATGGATTAATTATTGTCGGAGGAGAAATAACAACCAAGGCAATTGTTGATTATGGAAAAATTACTAGAGAATTTTATTTAAAACATTGTGAAAAAGAAATTGGAGTAATAGTAAATATAGTGACTCAATCTCCAGACATTGCTATGGGAGTTGATAAAGGTGGAGCAGGAGACCAAGGGATTATGTTTGGATATGCTTGTGATGAAAATGAAGAATTTATTCCTCAAGAAAAATATTTAGCAGATTGTTTATTAAGAGGAATTTGTGTTGATGCTAAATCTCAAATTACTATAAAGGATGGAATAGTTACTGATATTGTTTTATCAGTTCAAGGTAAAACTCAAGAAGAATTAAATAGTTATGTTAAAGAATTTTGCGAGTTCTTCAAACTTGGAAATCCAAATGTTTATTGTAATTGGACTGGAAAATTTGAAATAGGTGGATTTGATGCTGATTGTGGAGTTACTGGGAGAAAAATAGTTTGTGATCAATATGGACCAAGAGTTCCTGTGGGTGGTGGAGCTTTTAGTGGTAAAGATTTTACCAAAGTTGATAGGAGTGGGGCTTTAATGGCTCGTTATATTGCTCTGGATTTACTCAAAAAGAAAAAAGCTCATTCAGTATTGGTTAAAATAGCTTATTGTATAGGAAAGGCTGAACCACTAATGGTAATGGCTAGCATTGATGGAATAGCAAAAGATGTTTCTAAAGAATACGATTGTCGTCCAAGAGAGATCATTAAAAAATTAAAATTAGGGTATAAAACCCTTAACCAATCTATTGACCAATAAACAATTAATAGCCATACTGATTGTATGAAGGAATCCAACTTTCAAACGATCTGGCACAATTATTTAGTTCACAATCCATTACCTCAACCAGAGGTCCATGAATTGAAATTGGTTAAAAGAAATGTCTTTGTTTTTGACGCAGTAAAAGACCACCAAATTCTTGGTCTTAAGTGTGCAGAAACAGGATTATTCCATAAAATCAGTGACAGTCCAATCTATGCTGGAATGAAAAGCAGATTCACAGCACAAAAACCATTTGATTGTCTTTGGTTAACAGGAATTAAAGGATTCGTAATTATTTGTTTTTACGAACCTAGAAAATACAAAAAAGTATTTAAAATAGGGATTGACCAATTCCTTAAAATAAAGGAAAATCATCCTAGAAAGTCAATTAGACTTAGTGAGTTAGAATTATTAATTAAACCAATAAACTTATGAGTGAAAATGAACAAAAAAAACCTGAAATTCAGGAACCAGTTATAGAACCAATTGTTAATGAATGCAAACATGATACTGGATGGGGAAGGCTTGGAAGCCATCCTTTAAACAGTAGTGATGGAAATGTATTCATAATTGGAATAGTTTTCTGTAAAAAATGTGGAATAAATAAAATTCAAGTCCACAGAATTGCTCCAGAAAAACCTGCTGAAGAAGCTAAGCAAGAAGTTGCTATACCTCCAGTGGATATTCCATCAAACACAGAAGCCAATTAATGGCTTCTTGTAGGGTGTGAGATATGGTTCTTAGATTAGTCTCTTCCCACCTCATACCCTACCAAAAGTTATTAATTCTTTAACAATTTAGTTCTGCCAACTGGATCGTAGAGTTGCTCCTACCGTTCTAGTCAACGTGCAGGTCGCACCTCAGTCAACCAAGGCCTTTAGTTGATTGAGATATACTAGACAAAACTGTGGACCTGTCAGGACCATTGGTAGAACTAAGTTTTTAAAACTTAAAATTTAGGTCAGGAAAGCAAACGGAGCATGGGAAGGCTCAATGATAAGAGACTAAGTGAAGCGATTCACTGAAGGACTCACCTGATACCGCACCCGCCTAAATTTTTTTAAATTATGGAAGAGATTAAAAATAGATATCATTTTGATGAAAAGATACACGTCCACTACTTGGATGATAAGCCTTTGTGTGGCACATCTACAGTGGAGAGTGTTTTAGCAAAACCGCTCTCGTGGTGGGCCTCTGGTAAAGCAATGGAATTATTAGGTTGGGTAAATAGAAATTTAGAACCTAATGAAGCACTCAGATTAGAATCTTCAACCAAAGTTTTAGAAGAAATTAAAAAGATGGGTCCTAAAACTTATTTGGCACTATTGGATAAAGCTTATAAAAATCACTCAGTTACCTTAAAAGATTCGGCCACAGCAGGAACCGACCTCCATGCTCTACTTGAAAAGTGGGTTAAATCTAAAATGCAAAATCAGATTCAAGGCACACCAGTTTGTGATCCTGAAGAACAGATTATGCCATTTGTTGATTGGTGTAATAAATTTGTTAAACGTTTTCTTTGGTCTGAACTTCATACCTATTCTGAGTCATTATGGATTGGAGGAATCACTGACTGTGGAGTAGAAATGATTGATGGAAAAGTTGGAATTATTGATTTTAAGTCAGCTAAGGAAGTTTATTTTGACCATTTTGTGCAGTGTGGAGGTTATGCTCTACAACTTGAAGAAAACGGGGGTTTTGATGCTAATGGATTTAAAGTTTTTCAATTAGAACACAATATTGATTTTATGGCTATTGTTCCTTTTGGAGCCAAGAATATTGTTCCTACCTTAAATAAAAATGGTGAAGGGACCACTGTTGAAGATTTTAAAAACTCTTTTAAAGCCTGCTTAACTATTTATAAAAATAAACAAAAATACAATGAGTAATTATATTTGGGTATTAAATCCTAAGGGTAGAATGGTTGAAGTTGATGAAACTCTACTGCCAGAGCTTCTTAAAAAAGGTTTTACCAAGGCAGATGGAACTGAAAATACAATTTCCTCCTCCACATTTATTCCTTCCGACCCGAATAATGCTGATATAAATTTTATATCAACCTTTTGGGCCAACAATGGTATGGGTAGAGTAGGGGAGGAGATTCTTTTGGCCTTAGACAGATTGGGATTAAAAATTAATGTCAAATCACTTTATACCCTAGAAGAGGGACTTCAAACTAGAACACTAGAATTACTTAAGAAAAATTACTCTCCTGCTAAAAAAACCTTAATGTTTTCCATCCCCCAACCTCTAGAACAATTTCATGATTCAGAAACTTATCTTCATGTTCCTTGGGATACCTCCAAGGCTCCAGATGAATGGGTTACTTTAATTAATAAATATTGTAAAAAAGTTTATCCAACTTCACATTTCACAAGGGAAACATTTTTAAACTCAGGAATTAAAGTTCCAATGGAGACAATCAAACATGGAGTTAATACTAAAAGATTCCCTCTACTTCAAAGAAATTGGGATGGAACTTTTACATTCTTAACTTTTGGTGATATCTCAGTAAGAAAAGGAACTGATGTTTTAATTGAAGCTTTTGAAAAAGCTTTTCCACCAAAAATAAGAAATGTAAAACTAATTATTAAAAGTAATAAAACAATGGACTGGGGAAGAATCAGAATCCCAAATGATGACAGAATCCAGGTAATTGAAGAATCTTACACTCACCAACAACTTTTACAATTGATGAAGGAATCTCATTGTTTGGTATTTCCAAGTAGGGCTGAAGGTTTTGGTTTACCAGCTTTAGAAGCTATGTCAACAGGCATGGCCACTATTCTTCATAATTATGGTGGTCTATCCATGATGTGTAATGATAAATATAATTTTCCTTGTAAATCAGATGGCACAATGACTCCTCCAGAATGGCATTATCCTGAATCTTATTCTTTAGGTGGAGGTATTGGAACTTGGACCAATCCAGACATGAAACACTTGTCTCAGTTAATGAAATTTGTTTATGAACAACGAGACAAGGCTAAAAAGAAAGGAGAATTAGCTTCAGTTTGGGTAAAAAAGAATTGGGATTGGGATTCTCAAATTAAAAGACTTTGGGAAGATATGAATCCTGAATTGAAACAAAAAACTTGGGGTGAATTTTATAATGGAGATATTATTACCAAAGGAAACTGTCAAAGTGCTATCAATTCTCATAAAGAATTTTTTTGGACAATTTTAGGATTTAAACCTAAAAAAATTATTGAGACTGGATGTGGAACTGGTGAAATGGCTGCTTGGTTAACTTGGAAAAATAAAGCAATTGAAGGTAAAACTGCTGGAAAAGAAACGATTGAAGAAGTAATTGCTGTTGATGTTGATCCAAAAGTAATTAAGATTGCTAAGGCTAATATGGAGTCACTAGAAGGCACTGCTAAGATTGTTAAGGCTGATGCTTGGCATTATCAGGAAAAAGCTGATTTAATCTTCTCACAAGGGCTATTAGAACATTTTAATGACGATGAATTGAGAGATTTAATTAGTCACCAATTAGAACAAGCTCCAGTTTTGGTTCACTCAGTTCCTAACAGTTTTTACTCCAAAAGAGATTTCGGCAACGAAAGACTTTTAAATAATGAACAATGGTATAAAATTTTTGAAGGTTTTAATTTAACTATCTATAATTATTGGGAAGAAAATGAACACAAAATTCAAAGTATTTTAATTTTCCAAAGAGATTTTGCTAAAAAAGTTTCTATAATTATGCCTATTTGGAATCAAAAAGAGATTACTATTAAGGCAATTGAGGCTTTAAGACAAAATACTCCACAAGATTATGAACTAATTTGTATTGATAATAATTCTAATGATGGGATTGAAAAATGGTTAGATCAACAAAAAGACTTAAGAGTAGTTCATTGTTCCCAAAATCTTGGAGTTCCAAAAGCTAAGAATTTAGGAATGGCAATTTCTAGAGGTGAATATTTTTGCTTTTTAGATAATGATACTGAGGCTGGTAAAGATTGGTTAAAAACAATGTTGTCTGTTTTTGATGATCCTACTGTTGGTTTTACAGGCCATGAAGGTTACATGATTGATTATGAAAATAATAGTTTTTTAGGAACCAAATATAAGACTGAAGTAAATCCTGAATGGATTTCTGGTTCTATTTTTATGTTTCCCAAAAAATTAATCAAAGAAGTTGGGATGTTGTTTGATGCTGATCTGTGGTGTGTGGAAGATGTTGATTTTTGTTGCAAGATTAGAAATGTCGGTTATGTTGGAAAATTACCAATGGAGCCAGTAAAAATGAAACATTTAGTTAGTGCTACTGCCTCAAAATTAGATTTTAGTGTGGATAGATTTAATAAATGGGCTGGAAAAGTATGGACTGAATGGAGAGAATTTTTAATAGCCAATAAGGATGGAGGGGTTAGAATTGATATCGGTGTTGGTGATGCTCCAGCTCCAGGTTATCTTCATGTTGATATTCAGAAAAAATATCATGTGGAAGTGATTGCTGATTGTCGTAAACTTCCTTTTGAATCCAATACTTTGGCTGAGGTTAGAAATGCTCATGTGATTGAACATTTTACTAGAGTTGAAATGGAAACTATTATTGAAGAATGGATTAGGGTATTAAAAGTTAATGGAATTTTAAGAATAATTTGTCCTGATTTTAGAATGATTTGTAAAAAGTTTATTAGTGGTGAAATTGATGTAGAAAGAGCCTTGTCTTGGACTTATGGAGGTCAAATTGATAAATATGATTTTCATTTTTGGATGTACACTCCAGAAACCTTAACTCAATTATTTATGGCTCATGGACTTACTAATGTTGGCCATAAATATACTAATGAAGGGTGGTTAGAGGTGACAGGGATAAAATTAGAAAACAGTGAAAAAAAAACAGCTTCAGAAGTTAGTCAAGAAATTCCTGAAAGTCTTGAGGAGCATATTATTAAGGAAACATTTCCTATTGAAAAAGGAGAGTTAATTAATGAACCTAAAAATAAAGTCAAAATTGGAGTTTATATTACTCATGTTCATACTTTTGGTGGTGGAGAAAATGTTACTTTTCAAATTTTAAGTATTTTAGGTAAATTATATCCAGGGCAAGTAGAAGTCATTAGTTCAGAACCTTGGAGAATTAATCCTGAAGATTTTGGTATTGATTTAGGGGGAATTAAACAAGTAAAAGAAAAAGGGCAAAATTATGATTTGTTTTTAAATATTTCCCACTTCAAGCTTCATGATCCTATTGGAAAAATAAATTTAGTTTGGATTTTTTATCCTCAATTTAATTGGCAACCACAACTTAATTGTTATGATGGCTTAATTACCCAATCTAATTTTATTCAAGATGAAATTCAAAAGAAGTGGGGAATGAAATCACTTTTAGCTTATCCACCAACTAATATTTCTAATTTTAAAATAGGTAAAAAAGAAAAAATAATTTTAACTGTGGGAAGATTTTTTAAGGTTGAAGGTGGTAATAATAAAAATCATGATGTCATGATTGAAGCTTTCAAAAAATTACCAAAAGATTGGAAAATGATAATGGTGGGGACTGTTCAAGATGAAAATTATTTTAAAGAAATTAAAAAATTAGCTGAAGGATTAAATATTGAATTTAAACATGATATTAGTTTTGATGAATTGGTTGAATTATACGCAAAAGCTAAAGTTTATTGGCACGCTGCAGGTTTTGGAACTGAGGAGGCCTCCTCTCAAGAACACTTTGGCATGGTAGCAGTTGAGGCTCTTGCCTCTGGATGTCAAACCCTAGTTTATAATGGTGGGGGAATTTGTCAAATTGATGGAGTTAAACCTTGGACTTCAGTTAATGATCTGGCATTAAAAACAATTAATGCCAATGAAGATTGTGAATATTTAAGAAATCAATCTAGAAAATATTCAGTTGAAGCGGTTACTGATTTATGGAAAAAGATAATTGATGGACAACTTAAACAAATCAAATAATTTAAAAGTAGCTTATTGGAATACAAATAATAATTTTGGAGATTGTTTAACTCCAATTTTATTAGAAAGGTTATTTGGAATAAAATCTGAATGGGTTGAACCTGAAAAGGCTGAGTTTGTAGGGATTGGATCACTTCTAGAAACTTTTTCCAAAAATTATAAAGGAATTATTTGGGGAAGTGGAAAAATGTTTGAAGAGTCAGAAATTGATTTATCTGAAGCCAAAGTATTAGCTTTAAGAGGAAAATTAACATTAAGCAAAACTAAATGTGAATGCTCTGTTTTTGGTGATCCTGGATTATTGGCCAAATTAATTGCTCCCACAGGAATTAAAAAAGAATATGAATTTGGAATTATCAATCACTGGAATGATAAGAGACAAAAATATGGAGAGCATAATAATATAATTGATATTACTAGTGGAATTGATAATGTTATTTTGGAAACTTTAAAATGTAAAAAAATTGTTACTTCATCACTTCATGGATTGATATTGGCTGATTCTTTAGGAATACCAAGATTATGGTCTCCAAGTGAGTCAAGTCCTGGTGGTAGTTTCAAATTTGATGATTATCAATCTAATTTTGGAATTAAATTAACTCCATATAAATGGTATAAAATTGACCCAAAAAAAGTGGATGAAATTAATAAAAAATTAATTAATAGTTTAAAATCAATTTTATGAATTCAATAGTCACTTTTTGTGCTGTATTTAGAAATGAAGCCAGTAGATGTAGATATGTACTTGATTTAGCTTCAAAACTTTTTGACAATATAATAATTGCAGTACAAGAATCAGATGATGAAACTCTTCAAATCTGTAAAGAATATACCAAGAATATTATTGTGCGACCTTCAGAAGGTCCAGAAGAATCCAAAGATTTTATAATGGAACAAGTAAAAACTCCTTGGACTTTTTGGTTAGATGCTGATGAATTTCCCTCAATGGGAGTGATTAGAATGTTGGAGAGAGTTGATCCATCAATACTTTTTGGTTATGATTCTGTTTCTTTTATTAGAACCAATTATATTGATGGTTTAATAATTGAAGGTGGCCAAGGAATTGATCGCCAATACCGAATGATGAGAAATGATGTGAGATGGAATCCTAAAGCTCAAGGTAAAGTGATTCACATCCATCCACTTATTAAAAAAACTCTAGAAAGTGATTTAATTATCTACCACCACAGAACTTTAGATAAAGTAAAAAAAATGACTGAAAGATGGAATAGCTTAGAAAAATCTAGTATTAATGATTGTAATTTATATGTTAAAAATGTGGAGAAAGAACTAAAGGAGAAAAAGAATGGAAAAAATTAAAGTAAATGCACAATTTTTATCACTAAATTACAAAAGTTTTGAAGGTTGGGGGAGACACCGAGAACTAATTGAATCTCAACTCCAATTTATGAATGAATCTCCTTATAAATTAGTTTTGGCCAATCCTTATAAAATTGATTTAAAACCTGGAGAAAAAGTAATTTATATGTCCACTTTTGAGGCGGATAAATTACCTGATGAATTTATTGGTCCAGCTAATAAAGCAGTGGCAATTATAGTTCCAGATATTTGGGTAAAAAATGTATTCATTAATTCTGGAGTAACGGTTCCAATTTACATAATTCCCGAAGGAGTAACTGATAACACTGTTTGGCATCCAGAACCAAAGCCTTTTACTTTTTTACACTTTGATGCCACTTCTTATGCCAATAGAAAAGGTGGAGACATGGTTTTAGATGCTTTCATTAGTGTTTTTGGAAATATGCAAGATAAAGTGAAATTAATAATGAAAGGAAGAAATCATCATGTAGCCTCTCCAAAAAAATACAACAATGTGGAATATATTTTTGAAGATTATAATCAAGCTCAAATGGATGATCTTTGGAAAAAGACTAATTGTTTTGTTTTTCCATCAAGAGGTGAAGGTTTCGGATTACCACCTCTAGAAGCAATGGCTCATGGAATTCCCACCATTGTTACCAGAGGAAGTGCTATGGAGACTTTTTCTTATTATGCTATTCCTTTAAATGTTATTGGCAAAATTACTGCCACTTATGATGGTTACACTAATTTTGGAAAATGGGATAAACCTGATTCTTTAAAACTGAGAGAATTAATGTTGATGGTTTATCAAAATTATGAAAAAGAAAAAAGAAATGCAGAATTTAATTCATCAATTATTTGGCAAGATTATAATTTTTCCAATATTGCTCCAAAACTAGCCGAATTGATTAATGCTATTATATCTGAGGATAGTAAAAGTAGCATCTCAAGTGAAATCATTAATTCTACGACCTCTAGTGAGGTCATTATAAAATAACACCTAATTTATGGCACAAACTATTGATAATTTTGTATTAAAACTAAGAAACTCTAAAAATTCAGAAGAAATTTTAGATATTAGACTTGAATTGGTTAAATATTTATCTGATTTAAGTGAACAGTACTCATCAAGATTAAGAGAATTTAGCAGTTCAGTAATTAACAACAAAGAAGAATGGTTTAAAAAATCAATGACTGAATGTATTCACCAAGCAGGAAGAGAAGTGGGTTATGAACACGAAAGGGTGAGGGTGGAAATTGAAGCAGTCAAATCTTTAATTCAAACTATTTGCGATATTGATAAGGTTGACCAACTATCACAGGGTGATCATCCTTCTGGTCCTGTGACCACTGTTCCTTCATCCACTTCGGAATTGGGCGATGAGCCAGGAGAAGAATAAATATCCAAGTCTGGTAAAAAATGCGATAAGGCAATCTAACTAAATACCAAATAATAAGACCAATACTACCAATTATATTTTTCATGTTGTTTTTGTTTTTTCTGCTTTTTAAATAACTTTTTTCTATGTTTAGCTTCACGTCTTAATCTATCAGCTTTGTTTTCCATATTATTTCTTTTTTCTATCTCTTTTAAATTCAGCTTGAGTGTGGGTTTTACCAGTTTTCATGTTTTTAGCCTCAACTACTTGGCCTGCTTTGTTAAAGGCTAAACGGACCATACCTTTTTTTGTTTTTTTCATACCATAAGTGGCATTTTTTATTGGCATAATTATTTTGAATTAATATTATCTACTTTAGATTTTAGTTCTTTTATGGAGTTGATCAATAGGGGAATTATTTCATTGTAATTAATATATTTAATACCTTCAGAATCAGTGGAAACAATCTGAGGAATTATTTTTTCAACTTCCTGAGCAATTAAGCCTAAGTGAGTAATTCTATCTTTATCATTTTTATAAATAAAAGAAATTGGATTTAATAAGGTTATTTTATCTAAGCTAATTTCACACACTTTAATTTTATCTTTTAATCTAAAATCAGATCTATTACTAAAATTATAAGCCCACACAGTATTAGCTCCATCAATATTATGCTCCTCCATTTTTATATTTTGACCAAAATAATGATCTTTAGCAGAATAAACTCTTTGATCAGAGACAGTAAATAAATTTTCATTATTAGCAGAGTTAGTAATAAAAAGTTTATTAGAATCAGTTAAAGTAATTCTAGAATCTTTATTTGAATCAGACCATAATTGAAAATAATCACCTGAATTACCTTCAATATTAATAGCTTTTTGATTTCTGACGATAATACCGTTTTGATTAATTTTAGCTACCTCAGTTCCACCAGAATCACGCACAGAAATAGTTCCATAACCATCACTACTTCCACCAACAATCAAATCACCAGTACTAGTAACGATTGAAGCAAGAGTGGTAACACTTAATTTAGCAGCAGTAATTGAATTGGCAGCAATCCGATCAGCACTGATGGTCCCAGCAGTAATTTGAGTGGCATTTATATTTCCAGCATAAACCCATTCTGCTTTAACTGTTTTAGCTTCAATATTAGTACAACTTATTTTGTCACCATCAATAGAACCATATCTTTCTGAGGCCCCCATTACAGCATAACCACCTACAAATTGAGTACTTTTTTCATTATTATTATCACCTGGAAATTGGATCATGTGCGAACTCCTTCTAAGATTGGGTGAGGTATTTCCACTCCAGAATCAGTAACTACCACCTCCATGCCTATAACTCTAAAATAACTATCTAAAGCAACCCTACCCCGATTAATTCTGACTCTAATACTATCTCCCATTAAATAACCATCATAAGGAGCTTTTTTGGAAGTAAAACTTAAATACCAATTCTCAACAGGATCTTTATTTTGTTTTAAAAAGTCTTTAGTTTGTTCATCCAATTCTGATTGGCTAGAAATGGAATCAAATAAATAGGAAATTTCTCTTAAATAATGAGTTCCTCGGCTAGTAGAATCAGTTTCAGTTTTATTAATTACTTGAGGACCAGAAATAATTCCCAATCCTTTGACATCATTCCTAATGTATCTTAAATCTTGGCTATAAAGAAAATCAGAAATTTCAGAATCAAGTTCAAAAATAGCCAAAGGTTTATCTGATCCCACATTTCTTAAAAAACTAAAGGTTGGAGCAGTTTCTGATAATGAAACTCCCATAACTGTATTTTGGACCCAAGCACCTGTTGGAGAATTGGATCTAGAAATATAAATCATTTGTTGGCAGAGAGTAAAAAAATCTTCATCAAAAACAGTTCTATTAATAGTCTTGGCATTAGTAGTTGAAGTGGTATAAGGATCTTCAATGTTTCCTTTTTTAATTATGTCACCCAAAATTGCTCCAGTTCTAGCATCAATAGCATCCCAAATTGGAGAAATAATTTCTGTGCCTATTTTTTTACCAGTATAAGTTGTATTCCACCCTACCCGATACCATTTTAAACATTCTAGATATCCCAAACCATAAAAAGTGGTTTTATGAATATCATCTGAAACAAAGGCCACAAAACCTTGCCAACACAAAATTCCATTTCTGTAGAGGTGAATTCTTAAAAATTTTGAAACATCTACAAGATTATCTAACTTAGGATCAGTAACAGGTACAGAAAATTTAATACGACCAGGTTGATTTTCGTATTCGTCATATTCAAGTTCACTAAATTTTTCAAATTCATATCTTTCCCCCGTAGGGAGGATAATAACTGGAGAATATTTTATAAAGGCCATGCTGACCTCCATGAAGTGACAATGCCACAATTAGAATTGTTTGATAAGGCAATTGTATTATTTCCTGGATTAATCATCAACCAATCGGAAGTTGGATCAATATAATCTCTTCTCTCAACTCCATCAAGTTTAACTGAGTGGAGTCGGGTATCAATAACTAAAACTTGACCAACAGTTAAAGCAGTGGTCACAACTATTGATTCTCCAGTAGTTGAATTAGTAATGGTTAAATTAGTAGCAGTGGTTCCAGAGGCAGTAATGGTAATAATACAAGGAGTTTTACAAGTACCAGCATTATTAGCGGTTCCAGCATTAGCCAAATTAGAAGCGATTTGTAAATATTTTCTAGGATCTTGAGCTTTTAACTGTAAAATTGATGGTCTTATAAGTCCAGCAAGAACATCTTGAGTCACCTTTGGTGTTTCTACTGATTTTAAATAAATTTGAAAATTACGAGAGGTAGAGCCTACTAATTCGGTCCATTTAAAAGGCATATAACCCATATTCCCAGCATCAATACCATAAGTGGAATCGGCTTCTAATAATTCAGGATTAAAAGCTTCTTTTAAATCTTCAATCAATTGGCTCATATCAGCCAATGAAGAAGCGTATAGCATTATTGGGATTTGGACGATTCCTTTACCAGCTTGAGTACCATAATCAATAATCCCCATATCAGTAACTCTAGGTTCTTCAGTATTCTGAGAGACAGTATCCAAAACAGCAGAACTATCAACCAAAAGATATTTTGTTGGATCAGTAGTAATATCATTTAATTTAATCCTACTATTGAAATCATATATTGTTCTTGCAAATTCTGTCATTATTGTAATGAGGCCAGAGAAGCATCTTTTAGTTGCTTTTTGAGATCATTGAATTTTCTCTCATATTCTCTAGCATGAACTCTTAAATTTTCAAATGATACTTTAGAACCCTGTTGGAGTTGTCCCCACTTTAAAAATCTTGGGAAGTCACTGGCCAGTTTTAAATAAGCACTCATTTGCATGTGAAGAATTAAAAGAGAATCCAAATAAACTGGAACCTCACCAATGTCTAAATATTTTTTTTGAGCCACTAATCTAATTGTGTCTCCATCATTCCAAGTAGGTAGTTGATCAAACCTTAATTGATCTTTTTCAAACTTCCAATATTCAGTTTTTACTATTTTAAAATTTCTATTAAGAGAGGCAGTAGTATTGATATTTCCATAGCCAACCTCACTAATACTAAAAATACCAAATGGAACAGTATAAATGTAAGTCACATTTGGAGATAAATTGACAACACTTAAAGAAGTGTCAATCACATTTCTAAAAAAGTCAGGATAAAGAGCTTGAATTGCATCAACTTTGAATCTTTCTCTATCATTAGCAGTGAATACTTCTGAAGTAGTATCCTGCATTTCATCCATAAATCTTGAATCAAGCCTATCTTGGCCACCTAAAACATAATCTGAAGGAGTTGATTCAGCTCCACTACTAGAATCATACCAAGTGGAAGCGTAATATTTAGTTAAATCTCCAGCCAAATCAGTATAGGAAGTAAATCCTGGATGTAGTGGTGTAACAGTTGTTAAATCAATATCTACAGTAGCTACTAAAGTAGATCCAGTTCCTAAAACATCATTAGCCCGATAAAATCTTACCTTATCAAAAGTATTGATCCCATCAGTTGGATTGTCTGAATAGTGTTTTAATATAGCCATAAATTAATTATAGACTATTTCCCTTGATTAAGTTTTTTGAAATAGTCAGATAAATTAGTATAAAGAGTGAGTAAAGCAACTAAAGAAGCTGCTTTCCAATCAACTCCTAATGCTAATTGTCCAAAAAAAACTGCTAGTGATGGAGCAGTAAATCTAAGGGTATTTTTTAAATAACCTTTTAACTCTTCTTTATTTAATTTTCCACTAATTGATTTTTCTGCCATATTTATAATGAATTAATAAAATTAATAATTTTATTCTTATAGGATGTTTTTTCTCCTTGGCACTTGTCTTTAACATCTGCCAATGAATAAGGAAAATCTAATATACGCTTGCTTAACGCATTTTTTGTATCCTGTAATTCCTTTTTTAATTGAACATTTTCTGCCTTATAATCAGTAGTGTCTGATATAGTTGGTAAAATTATCTCATAAGATACATTTAATGCCTTACAAATTGACTTTACAATACCAGTGGCTATCAACTTAGTGTTGCCTAATAAAATAGAATCATGAGAATCTTTGGCTTGTCCCATTTCCAATAAAACACAGGGAGTTTTATTACTTAAATATTTCCACATATAATAAAATTTCATACCGTCGGTAACTATTTTTTTATTTACTATTTTTACTTCTGGAAAATAAACTTCATCAAAAACTTTTTTAATTCTTAAACTTTCTTGCCAAGATAAATCAACTGAAGGATCTCCACTTCCACACATTCCCCCACCCTGATCTCCCTTAACATCCATATCGCAGTGAAGAGCTAGAGCAAGGTCAAAATCTACTGAAGTAATACTTTTATCGTCATTAGCATTTGCGTCTGTCTGAATCACGTTAATACCTCTCTCTCGGCACATAGAAGAAACTAAATTACCAACATCTAAATTTATTTTTTGCTCTCCCTCAGTTCCTGTATTTCCTCTCAAAGAAACTATTGAATTAAATTTTATATTTTGATGACCGATTATAATTAATACTTTTTTCATATTTTTATTTCTTTTTACCACTACATTTTTTATTCATAGGTTATAATTCATTATTAATAGCTAAATAAGTTGCTGCGTTATTATTAGCGCCTAGTTGGGCTGCTTGACCAGCAGTTAAACCAGAGGCGATAGAGCATATTATTAACGCCTGATAATTTGATTTAATTGCTGCATTTAAGGCTGGTACAGCATCACAAGCCCCTAGAGAATCAGAACCATAAGCAATGGCATAATCTCCAGCTGTTCCAGTGGTTTCTAAGGTATAATTTGTATTTCTTTTTTCAACTTGAAAGTTCCAAACATAAGACAATTTAGTAGTAGAATAATTCCAACCTGTTCCAAAACGATTATAAGCAGTCCCAGCAGTTATTCTTTCATAGTATCTTTTACAATCTATTTTTTCTTGTGCTTCACTCTTAGGCATAAAAGGTAATGCTACATCACCAGCACAGAGTTGTACTTGGGTAATTTCAAAGTAATTAGTTGTAGTTCCACTTCCAGCATGAGTAAAGGCAAAAGATACACCTATTTGAGTAATATCACTTGCGATTGCCGCAGTAGTAGTACAAGTGAATTTCTGCCACCCAGTAGTAAGAGTATTATTTTGTGATACTCCATTAGCAGAAGTAGTAAAAGCTAACACTTTTTGGTCAGTTCCTTTGCCTGTTACTATTTTAGAAACTAAGGTAGCATTATCAGCTACAAACTCAGCACCACCTCTAGCATAGAACGATAAAGTTAATTTTTGTCCTCTAAATTTGATACTATCTTGACTTTCTAAGGCTTGAGAAAAAGTTAAAAGTTCATCTACATCACTAACCATTTTTACTCTTGCACAATATTTTGAACCATTTACACCAGTTCCATCTTCTTGACTAACTGTTTTATCAGTACCAGCAGTGGCAGTTTCACAGTACCATCTATCTAAAGTATAATCATTAGCACTGGTCATAGCGATAGAAGTACCTCGTTGAGTTACATCCATATTTCCATTTATTATGGCTTGACGAAAGAGAGAGTTCATTGGGTCGTGCCATTGTATACCAGTAGTTTGATTTGAATCAGCCATTGGAACTTGACCATTAGTACCTACACTTAAAATAGCAGGAGTATCATTAGCACTAGCAGTAATTAAATCACCTTTAGCATCAACTAAAGATTTAGCAATTTTAGTATCTGCATAAGTTTTAACAGCTTTTTGTGAAGGTAAAACAATATCAGAATTAGCAGCTAAAGCTCCGTCTGTGTCTAAAGAAATTGACCATTCGGTTGTTCCTGTTCCTGTTCCATATAAAAATTTTCCCAAAGTTGGAGTTGAGGAAGTTATACCTAATTTAGTTTCAATAGCCACAATAGCATCCCGAGGATAGTTTTGATCTATGGCCAATATATCATCAACTGCATCCGTTACTGTTCGTAAGCTAGTAGAATCATCTAAACTTGTTGGAAAATTTGTTCCTGCCATAATTTTAAATTTTTTATATTAACTATAATAACTTTAACACTATTTTTTAATAGTGACAATACTAGGGACCAAGTTCTTACTTCCATATTTTGGAACCCCAGGACTAATTTTAGTAGAAATATTAGATTTTAATTCAATAATGGCTAATATTGTTGGTCTAACATAAATTGCTCGTAAAGTTGCATCTAAAGTAAAAGTAAAATCATGATGAAGATTTATTCTTGCATCTAGAGTAAAAGAATCAGAAAAATTCTTTATTAAATTGGCATAAAGAATAAAACAAAGAGGAGGTGGAGTTGGACCATAAGATCTTTGGCCATATTTTACTTGACCGTATTTACCTTCAGTTGTCCAATGTTTTAAAAGATCAGCATTAAGAGTAAACTGAGTTGTAATATCATTTTTAATTAACCTTGAATCTAAGGTAAATTGACTTTCAAAATTTTTAACTAAAGCACAGTCAAGAGTAAAAGAAGAATCTATTATTTTAAATAAATCAGAATCTAAAGTAAAAGAATTTTCACTATTTTTTAATAAGTTAGAATCAATTAAAAAAGAGAATGAATTTTGTTTTAATAAAACAGCATCAAAAGTAAAATTAGAACTTTGATTTTTAGTTAGATTTGAATCTAAAGTGAATTGGTAAACAGTAGTTGCTTCCAAAAATGAATCCAGGGTAAAAGTAGAACTTTGAGTTTTAATTAAATTGGAATTTAAAGTAAAAGTTGAAGAGAAAATCTTATCAAGGTTTGCATTAAGATTAAAAACTACATTTAAAGGACCCCTACCATATTTTCTAGCACCGTATTTAAGTTGATTGTATAGTGGCATTAGATTGTCCTTCTTTTATTGGATTGGATTCCCGCAATTGTTTTATTAAACTTTCATGATAAGCATGACTTAAAGTTGGCTCATCATTATTTAATTCTATACCACCACTTGGATAAATGTACATTATTGATTTAATTGCCACACCTTTTACATTTTCTTCCCATCCAGCCAATATTAATGGCCATTCAAGTTTTAAATCATTTGAAAGATGATTCATTCTACGAATAAAATAAATCAATTTCCTTTTACCACCTAAAGTTATAATTATTTTTCCATTAACATCTTTGTCGGAAGTTAACATAAAATATTTAACTTTTCCTTTTTTGTTAAATTCTATTACATCTTTAAAAGTATTACCGAAGTTTTCACTTAATTGAGTACCATCATCAAGCTGTGCTGTCCAAAAATATGTTTCTTTTATTTTTATTTCTCGCATTGGATTGCTTCAATTTATATTTTTTTTAATTCTCGTCGTAAGAATAATTATGAGTTTGCTGAGTAATATCTCCAGGAGAAGCTGAATTAGCTACATCTAACTGAAGAACTAAGAAATCAGATTTATCATTTACATTAACTAGTGTACCTGGAATTGTTAATTGGTGTGAAGTATCGTAATAATTTGTATCCTGTTGTGTTGTAGCCACTGAAGAATCAGAAGCAGTTGGAGTGGCTCCAGTGTCAGTTGTCCCAGCAAATAAAGTCAGACCTGTTCCTGGAGTTGTATTTGGACCCCAATATCTAAAATTAGTACATTGATTTGATGGAGCAACAGTACACTTAAATCTTAACCATTTTTCAAAAGAATGAGCAGCAGCACCAGAAGGAATAGTAATTGGATTGGTTTTAGTTAAAGCAACAGAATCATTTGACCTCATCATCAAGCCAGTAATTGTCGCTTCAGTTGCGGCATTGGTTCCTGTACAACCTAAAAGAATTATTGTTGCTGCCATAATATTTTTATTTTTTTATTAACTAATAAAATATTAACACTTTTATAAAGTCAATACAATTGATTACTAACTTTGGAATAAATGATAAATCAATAATCCGATTAAAATAGTCAAAATTGAACCAGTTATTGTGATTAATGTGGCAATTTTAGTATTTTGTGTCTCTAAATTATTTATTCTAATTTCGTGATCACTAACTTTTTTACAAACTTCTTCATGTTGAACATTAGTTATAAAATTTTCACCCATTTTAGTTAAAGTTTCTTCTACTCTTGTTAGAGATTTTTTCATCCAAGAAGTGTCAGTAGCAACAACAGCAATTGCAGTAGCAGATTCAGCTGCTGCCTTGGCAGCAATTTGAGCATTTTGGGAGGCAGCAAGGGCAGAATCAGAAGCATTTTTAGCAGCTAAAGCTGCGTTATTTGCCGCTATTGAAACATTGTCTAATATTACGTTTTTTTCTGTCATTAATTAATTTTATAAATGTTTTAGATATTAAAACACTTAATAAAATTGAGAATTTAACCCCCCATTCTCTAAGAACTTGCTGAGTAAGAGTCTCGCAAGTTAGACCCATATTTAGTATTCCGACTAAGTTGTGATCTCAACCATGAAATCAGTCCTAAATGCACCAACACCGTAGAGAACGTCAGCAACAACTTCAGTAGCTAAGCTACGAATGTTGTAAGCAGCCTGAGTTCTAATTTCCTGTTGCATAGCAAGGGCGATAGCGTCCTTGTGGAACAAGATATTGTGGGTAGCAATTGGAGAAGATCCAGTGGTAGGAACATTAGTAGAAACGTATACATTCACACCGTAAATGACACCAAAGAAACCTTTGACTTTGGTAGGATCAAAAGATCCACCAGAAAGTTTTCCAGTAACAATTGGAGACATTGCAGCTAAGTAACCAACAGCGTCCGCTCTCACGAACTTGTCAATACCGAGCAATGCATTCATTTGAGATGGCTTGATGACTAAGAAACGATCACCAGCTGGAACGTCAGCATCATCAAGATACTGAATAGCTCTTCGCAAGTTAGCGTCAGTTATATCAACTCCAGCAGAACCAACAGAATTATCAGCAGAACTGTATAAAGCTAATAAATCAGTATCCACTTGTTTAGCAAGTGCATAACCAACTTTTTCAGCATATTTAGCTCTGAGATCAACTATTGATTGAACTTTTACGATATCTTCAACTTTGAAAGCAGCGTAGTAATACTTATTGATTACTAAGTCAAATTTACCTTCAGTAACAGTTTCAAATGTTACATCAGTATCAGCGGCTTTTGCACGAGCGGTCAAGTCAGAGATATCACCAACGTGAACAGTGTCACCATAGGCAGAAATAGCACCTTCAAATTGGCGATTAACCAATTTAGCCATTACTAAATTTGCTTCAGTGGCAACCCTACAGTCGGGAGACCATAACTCAGGAATGAAATTAGCAGCAGTAACGGTAGTTATATTACCAGTACTCATAATTGTAATTTAAAATAACTCTTTTAAATTACTCTACCCTCATTATATGCTAACGTGATTTCGTCTCTATGTTTCATCCATTCTTCATTGTTAGATTTTATTCTATCAATTTCCGCTTTGGTCCAAATTTTAGTTGGAGAATTAGGAGTTAAAGTTGGATTATCCCTTTCAGGAGGCATAGGTGGATTATCAGGATTGTCAGCTGGAGGAGGAGTAATTATTGGAGTTACATCCCCTGCAGGCACTACTAAAGTATCCAGATAACCAGGAAGATAAGTTTTCACTGCTTCAATTGTTTCATCCCAAGTAGGATTAGTACTTAAGTTTGATCTGACTGCTTTGAGTAACCAAGGAGTCTCAATAATGTCCTCCGCAAGCGGATTATTCATTAAGTTTCGGTTGGTCAATTCAGTTTTTACAAATGAATTCAATTCTAAGCGAACACGTTTTGTGCGTTCCTCTTCTAATTGTGTTTGCAATTTCTCAGTTTCAGACATCTCAGCAAATTTGCGATCGTTCTCGGCTCTCTCATAAGCGGAAAGTCGTTCGTTCGCTGTGGTCAAAAGACCATTAAGTTCAGAGATTTTAGCGTCTTTTTTAGCAATGAGTCGTTGAAAACCAGCTTTTGTCTTTTCATCTAGTTGTCCTTCAATTTCAGTTGACAGTCCTTTATCGGAACCACCATTTTCAGGAGGGAGATTATCGTTTGGGATTTCTCCACCTGGTAAATCGTTTTTGTTTATATCGGTCATATAGGTTTGATAATGATTTGTCGGCCATACCCTATTTTTAATTAACCTCCTTCAAAATGGGTTTCAAATAATAACTAATATAAGTAAACAATAGTTTGATTATGGTGTCAATCACTTAGGTTGAATAAAAGGCTCAGCTTTATTGAAATTTTTATCAAGTTCATTAGAAATTTTTTCTAATTTAACACCCTCAATATCTAGTTTCTTTTGTCTATCATCATCAGACAGCGAAGTGTCTTGAGAAATATTTTCAATTCTTTTTAAAATTTGATTTATTTGAGATTTACCAGAAGTGGATAAACCTTTAATTTGATTAACATCTTGAAGTTGTTGATAAAGTTCATCATATTTAGCATTAGAAAACCCCATAGAATAAGGAGAAGCATAATCAGTAATATTTCTTTTTGAAGGATTACCTTCTGGATCTAAATAAGGTAATAATTGTTTGCTTAAAAATGGTAAGTCTTTTTTAATTGAACCCAAAAAACCTTCACCTTTAACACTTCTCATTACTGGATCAATTACAGTTGCAATATACCTTAATAGACCATTGTATGGGATTACTTGACCTGCAGAAAAACCTAGTGTTGATTCTGTAGTGTAGTCAGTTTCTCCAGCCAATAGTTTAGATAAATTATTTAAACCTTGTAGCATTGGTTGTTGAGCGAATCTTTGAAATTGATTCATCAAAACATTAGCCATTTTTTTATACTCAGAAGTTGTAAATTTATCAGGTGCTTGTTCATGTTGGTATTTCCAAGCCGCCACAGTACCAATAGATAATGATAATGGTCCAAAAATATTAATTGGAACCCAAGCATCACCAATTTTTATTGAATAAGGTTTTCTTCCTGAAGCATAAAATATTTTCTTTTCTTCCTCATCCTTTGGAGCATCTAAAGTTACGTTGTTTGAAGCCACTAATAGAGTAGATAATAACGTAGCAGCGGTTCCCAATTCAACTTTAGCTAATTGACTAGCCTTATTAGTGTTTTTGTACAAGGTAGCCAGTCCTAGAGGGCTAAATTCAATGGTTTGCTTAGCAACTTGAGTAGCCATATTAATAAATGGAATCATCCATTTTACTGGAGCATTTTTTCTTCCAGATACCAACCAAGATTCAAAAGAGTCAATGGCACTTAATAAAGCTCCTTGTCCTGTTTTATTACTAGCATCTGGAGTAGATCTTCCCAAAAAGTATTCTGCCATTTTAGTAGCAGATTCTTTTGCAGTAGCATCATCAACTCCTTTTGATTTTTGAACAGCAAATTCACCAGAAGAGATTAAACTTGAGAAAAATTTATCATTCATTTCCATCATATTGGAAAAAATCTTAGCAGCACCTGGGATTCTGTCCATTCTAGTAGCCCTAACTAAATCAGTCATATCTTTAGTGGTAATATTGGCAATATCAGGATTTAATATTGAAGTTTTACCTCTTAAAATATCAATTGAAGCTTGAGCAGCCTGAGGAATCTGATTAACAACATTTTTATAGTAATTTGGAATATCTTTTAAATATTTTGTTCTTTCTTTTCCAGTTAAAGTTGATAAAACTACGTCATTTAAAGTTTCAAAACCCATTTGTGCAGGTTTAGTCAAAAATGTTTGCATTAAATTGTACCAAGTATTTCTTCCTGTTGGTCCCCAAGTATTTGGATTAGACAACATATTGTTATAACGGTAAGCATCAATTAATTCAGTTGCTGTTGGTGGAATATTTTTACCAATTTCACCAAGAACTTCAGTTAATTTAGCATTTTTTTCCGCCCCTTCTGGAAGTTGTCTTACTTCAGTCATTAAAGAACTAATTTTATCTTGCAACTCTTTTGTAAAATCAACTTTTTTAACACCAAATAACTTATTAACAATTCCAGTTCTTTTTTCATTAGCCTGATCAATCACTTTTTTAGCAAAATCTTCCATTCCTTTAACTGTTTTAGTACTTAAAAGAGATAAGACTTGATTTGCCTGACCAGCTCTTAAAGCTTTATCAGCAGCAGCATCAATAATAGCATCAGCTTCAGTGAATTTACCTTCTAAGTCTAATTTTTTTGCCATAACAATGGATTGAGCGGAAATATCAGCATCCCATTTGTCTGGACTCAAAACATCCTTATAAACTTGATCATAATTATCTAAAACTGATTTTTCAGCATTAGCATAAGTTTCAGCATTATGAATTTGAGGATAAACTCCTTCAGCTAAGTTTTTAGTGGCACTAGATAATTGATCAGTATTTTTTACGGTAGTAATCAATCCTTTTTCTCTCATTCCAGGTTCTATAACTGGCCCAACACTTTTTGCAGTATATTCACCAGAATTAATAACATCTTTTGGTAAATTTTTTAATGTTCTAGTGTTTAAACCGATATTAAATTCTGGATTTTTTGCTGAAACAAGTCTATCTTCCATAAACTTAGAAACAGTATTCATCCATTCTTTTGGATCACGAATACTTAGTTGCTTCATTTCTTTAGAACCAACAACATCTGGAATTATTTTTTTAGAAACATCAATTGCTTCCTGAATAATTTGCATTTGAGTTTGTGGAGTGAAACTATCATAATTTCTTATTCCACGAATTGCTCTTAAAATATCATCCTGACTATTCACAATTGTTTCCATTGCTTGTTTTTTCTTAGCAACAGTCAAACCACCAAAAACTAATAAAGGTAACTCAGCAATATTTCCAATTGTTTTTTGAGTATCAGTTTTTCCAAAAACATCTCCTAACCCTGCATTTTTTTGGCCTGTTAAATAAGGAACCGCATTTTTATAAGATTCAATGGTACTTTTACCTTCTTTTTGTTCTTTTGTCACACCTTTAAGACCGTTATACATTGCCATTACTAAATCATCAACTCCAGTAAATCCTGGAATTACTTGAGCAGCTCCAAAAGCAGCATTAACGCCAGATAGTACTCGTTCAGTCCCTGATTTTGTTTTATCAGCAGCTTGTTTAATGTTGTAAGGAACCTGAGCTAAAGGACCTAAGGTGTAATTTGTTGCTGCCTGTCTTAAAGGACCAACATTCTCAGTAAATTCTTTTTGAGTATTAGGATCTGAAATTAATTTTAAATTTTGTTTATAGTTTTCAGCTCCTTGTTTTGCAATTTCTCCAGTTTTTTGAATAATTTGTCCTGGAAGTGAAGATTTTAATTGATCACCATAAGAACCGTCAGTTTTACCATATAAAGACTCTTGTTGTCTATTAAAAGTATCAAGTAAATTACCTCCAACTTTTTTTAAACCCTCCATAAATCTAGAACCAAAAGAGGGTTGAGTATTAACTGCAGTATTTTGAGTAACTGGAGTTGTTTTATTACCGCCTATTCCAATATTTTTTAAGAATGAGCCAAAGTCTAATGCCATATTTAGAATCCAAAGAATTTTTTAATATTTCCCAATGCAGTAGTTCCAAAGTTTTTAACTTTGTCTAATAATCCTGTATTGGTACTAGTAGATGGTCCCATTGATGGACCTGAAGTTACTGAATTGTTTGAATTTACCGAAAGACTTGGCATTGTTGGAGAAACAAAAGAAGAGTTTGCTCCAACAGCTGTTGGTAAATTAAGATTTAATGATTTAAGATTTAAATTTGGACCAAAATTAGTACCTGATAAATCAATGTTTCCTTTTGCGACTGGAATATTGTCTTGAGGCGTAGTAACAGTTGGAGCAGGTTTGCCTTTTAAGAAATCAACCGCTTTAGAAAAGAAATTTTCTTTTTTTACAGTTGGTTCTGTGACCGTTGGTTCAGTTGTTGCAACTGTTGGTTGAGTGGCTCCAGCACTTAAAATTGTTGGTGACATAAATGGTCCAGTTTGAGTTTTATCAGTTGAACCAAATGAATTTTGAAGAGAATTTACATCAACACTATTATCGGTTGGACTTAAAAATTGTTTTAATCTGGTTAAACCACCATTAATAAAATCAGTTAAAGTTTTTCCTGATTGAACCTGAAAACGGGATTCAAATCCAGTTGCAGCTGGAGTATAAAGTTTAAAGTTTGTATTATCAGATGGGCTAAATGATTGGTCTACTGGATTGTAATTAAATTGTTTAGTAGTAGTGATTCCGTTGGCATTTGTTTGAGGAACAACCAAAGAATAACCATTAGTTTCATCTAATTGTTTAATTGCCCGATTAGCGTCAGTAGTACTCACAAATGGAGTTTTAACAGCCTTTTGGCCAGTTGTTGAATCAACGACATAAAAAATACTTCCAGTTGGATTTGATTCAATCGTATATTTGCTTCTAATGTAATCTGGAGTTGATTTTAATTTGTCATTTTCTAATTCTTGGTGAGTGATTGATTGAACTTTTCCACTTCTATCTAAAACATCAAAAACTTGGCCGACTTCTCTTTGAGCCAATCTATTTTTAACATAATCAGTATTTTCAGCAACGTCAGTGTAATAAGTTTGGGGGATATCAATTCCTTTTGATTCAGCAGTACTTAGTGCAGTTTTCATTTGAGTACCGTTTTGAAGTAATTGTTGATCTAACTGATATCCAGTTATTTTTCCATTTTGAAAATCTTGAATTAATTGTTTATTTTCAGTAGCAACATAAGCAAAATATTTATCCAAATTATTTTTAATAGTCGTTTTTCCTGCAGCAGCACCCTCACTAATAACCTGATTTTTTAATTTTGCCTCTTCAGTTACCAAATCAGCATAAGTACTGGTTCCCTTTGGAGCTAAATCCTTTAATTTACGCACAATATCAAGTTCATTTTGAGTAGTAACTTTTCCTTTAAATTGTTCAAGCATATTTGCTCTTGCCTGTTCAACAGTAGTTTTTGCATTATTTTCAATTAAAGTTTTATTGTATTTTTCCGCCTCTACCATTAAAGACGTGTAAGTTGAAGCTTTGGTGCTACCAGCATCTAAACCTTTAATTTTATCCGATAAATAATTTTTAAAATCTTCATACTTTAAACTTCCCAACTTAAAAAGATTTAATTTGGTTTGTAAATCATTTTCCTCAGCAGTATCAATAGCTTTTTGAAAAGTAGAAGCATATCTAGAAGCGATATTTGAATAAGAAGAATCCCCAGTAGGAATTTTGCTTAATCTACGTCTTGGATTAGATGTGACTGTTGCCATTATTGACCTCCTGGGCCTGGAGGAATAACCTGTCCACCAGTTGATTCAGGCACTACTGCTTCTTGAGCTGTAGGAGGGTAAGGTCTATTTTCATCAGGATTTTTATTTTGAAGAGCCATATTATTTGTGTTAGGGGCTTCTGGATTTAAATTTTCAGGAGCATTATTATTTCCACCATTCATTTTGGCTCTATTAGCTTCAATTTCTGAATTCATAGCAGATAAACTTTGTAGAATCTGTTGAATTTGAGATCTGACTTGTTGAACCTTCAAAGCACGATCAGGAGAAAGTGCTGGATCATCAACTTCTTGTTTAAGATAATCAATAGTTTCATCAGAAGTTCCCATACCCATGAGAACATTATATTTATCAATTGCTTGATGAAGTGAAGTCATATTAGTTTGGATACCAAGAACTAGATTTTGGATTTCTCTAGAAATATCTTGAGGTAAATTCTCTGGCCAAACAATTTTCATTTCGTGGTCATAAACAGTATCAACTTTTACTTCATTAGTATCAGTTTTTATAGTCAAAGCTTCTGGATCATTTTTCTCTACAATTTTGAATGCCATTTTTACCAATTGTTTTAAAGCCCATTCCCAATCAATTTTTCTATTATCAGTAGTAAGAGTGGCTGATTGCATAGAAATTTTTGCTTGGAATCCTGAAGTAACATTAGCTGGGAATACTCCACCTGCAGCCTCTGGCATTAAAGCCACAAAATGTAAAAGTGAAATCAACATTTTTACCTGTTGAATCATTGGAGCAATTTGAGCTGGATTAGATAAAATTTCCACCGATTCACCCCGATCAGACTTTTTAGCTGGGACCAACATTCCACGCCACTTTTGAGGTTTGACTCCACCCAAAGCATTATTGTATTCCATAATGGTTGGATAAGCTAAATCACGAGCTACTTCAGAAATACCAGAAATAAGAGCATTAATTTCTTGAGCCAAATCAATCCAACGTTCAATTTCAGAATGACCATGAACATCATTTAATTGTTGAATATTATTTATTGGAATTAAAGGACAAAAACCTAAATCATGTCTAATTTCTTGAACACAACGACCATTAATTACAATTCTGACTGTTTTATCTCCATATCTTTTAAAGACAGTCACCATATTATCATCTTCTGCTGGAAAATTTTGTGGAAAATAAGGATCATTAAAGTCTGGAGACGCTTCAAAATTATATTTACTTAACACTGCAGCCAAAGACATTCTTGAGTAGGTAATAAAAGATTCGGGTTTTTCAAAATCATTTTCTTGCCACTTAACTCTAGTAACAAATGGATTCAAAACTGATAAATCAAAAGTTCCTTTTTTACCACCTAAAGGATTATTTTTATTCCAAAAAGGATAAAGATAAGTGTACCCAATTAAAAATGCATTTTTTGCTCCATCTCTAAATCTTTTTGGCCAATTACAATCTGATAATAATCTTTCAGTCATAGTTTCTTTAAAAGAAGCTTCAGCTTGAGCCATTGGATCTGGATCACCCACAAATTGAACCGCTGGAGCATTATTGGTTAAAAGATAGGTAAATAAATCAATGAAAGTAGCACCAAGATTAACTTTTACTTTGATATTTCCTTCTAAATTAGAAACACCCTGTTCATAATCATTGCCTTGATAAAAATTTCTTGCTCGTTCATTTTTAACCTGTAAATCGTTATAAAGCGTACTAGTTGAATTAAATTCAGCTAAAACTTCAGCTCCTAAAGTTAATTGAGCTTGAGCAATTTCATAAGCATCACTTCTGGGAACTTTTTCAGGGTTTAAACCTATTTTCTCAATAGCAGTGGCAATAACATTAGCTGTTTCCTTAATGAGACCTTTACTGGCCTGCTCTTCTTTTAAAGCTATATCGGTTGTTCCTGACATAAGTGGTCCTGTTGTCATTTTATTTTTTGTATGGCTCTGGATAAGAGCTTATTTGGTATTCCTTAATACCATGAACTGCTAATGCTAACGACATCACACAATCTGTCTCCATTCCCTTATCATTTAGGTCCCTAGGATACGAATGTAATTCGTTTCTTAGTTGATAAATATAAGGTATTTTCAACATTTTCTGCGATATAAAGTATTGCAAATTGTTAATTAAAGATATTTTTTTACCTGGACTGCCACCAAAATTATAAGGGATAAAAGGTATCCCGACATCTGATAGCCACTCCTGCTGCATATCTCCAGCAGAAGCTGTGGAGTCAATGATCATATCACCCCCATACTGGCGGTAAATATTAAGCAAATCACTTATGATTTTATCCCAAGTGACAAAGCCTCCACCTTCCCTGTAAAAGTTCACAACTGTGTACGGTTGGTCCGTAACATCAACTGTTATACAAACAGTATAGTCATCTTTTCTGCCAAAGTCCACACCATGTAAATACCTTCTTCCAGTCCTTCTATCAATATGTTCAGGCAAATTATCATCAATTATTTCTTCAAGTAAACTATCAGGGAAAGCCAGGGCAGAATTATCTGTAAATCTTCCCATAATTCTTTCTTCAATAATTGAATCATCTCTTGAATTTAAAAATCTTCCAATTTTTTCTTGATTAGCATATTGATTGGTTCTAGAGTCAACATAACAAGAAAAAGTTCTTGGATTATAATTTGGATTTTCACCTCCATCCTCAAAAATTCTAATCCCTGGCAGCCAAAGTTGATAATATTCACCTTTTCCTTTTGGAGTTCCAAATCCAGCAATTACCCCTCCACGCCTCCAGGTTCTTGGAGTTAAAACTTTTTCAACACAGTGAATTAAGTGTCGGACATCTGGAGGTTCATTAATTAAAATTAAATCATGAGCATCTCCTTCAACATGTTTTCCTTTTTCATGCAAACCAGTGGCCACAATTACTGTTCCATTTTTTAAAGTAATTGTAGGGTGGGGGTTTCTTTTGGTACCAGTAGTTATTGAAGCAACTTTATGTTTTAGAAATGGAGAATCTTTAAAAAATTTCTCCACCTTCTCCCAAAGTTCCACTGCACTTTTCTGTTCTGGACCAGTACATAGAATTGAATAAGGAGCTGAATTAAATTCCTCAATATTTTCCCAAATCTTATTTGGTTTAGTTTTATAACATCCCCATTTTACAGCCATAAAAGCAGCAGTCCATGTTTTTCCAGCAGAATTTCCTCCAGCCATCCATAACTCGTCAAATTTACCAGTTTCAGCTTGATCAATAATAAGTTGCTGATCTTTTGTAGGATGGAGGATGTTTGAAGGACCAGAAGAAACATAGAGACTGATAAATAAATCAGTGTCGTAAAAAGCTTCAGACCATTTCTGTTTATAAAGTTCTGGGAGTGTCGTCATACATTTTTCCCCGCTTGAATAGTTTTAATAAAATCTTGGTCCATTGTCTCAAATTCAGTATCCAAAGAAGTTTTAACACCTCTACGCCCCTGTTCTTTTAAAGCCTCAATATATAATTTTTCAGTAATTGGCATTTGACCGTCTTGAACCATAGAATCACCCATATCCACAATTCTTTGGAGAGCTTGGCTAACCTCGGTTCCAGTTTGTTTTATGTGAACAATCATCTTTTGGATCTTTTTACTGCCCATTTTGTGAAATTCAGCCACATAAGGAGCGTGTCTAGATAAGTGAGTAAGAACTGATTTTTGAGAAATCATTAATCCCTCTACAACCAAATAATCAACAATCTCTTTTGAAGTGTGAGACAAAGCCATTTCATCAACTTTGTCTCTCAAAGATTCACCTTTTCTATTTTTTGCCATACAAACTCGGCAACTAGCCGAATGTTTATAGCCCATTTTCTCTCCATCAGAATAATTTGTTGGCATTACACTGCCTTCAATAACTTTTTTCTTATTTTCCATTAATTAATTATGCTGTTTATTTGCTCTCAGGTCAATGCTTTTTCTTAAAATGTTTTCTGTGTCCATTTGGTCTGGAATCATTAGCCAAAGATCTTTCAAGGTGGCCACCTTTATCACAATAATTGTTTTTCTCATTATGGACCCCTAATTTATCTTTAAAACAAACCCTTGGTTTTAATTCACAATGAGCTATGTCATTTGGAGTTAGACCACTATGGTATTCAATACCATCAAGATTAATTCTGTCAGTTATAGCTCCATTTTCTTTGGCAAATCTAAAGCGAGTGTTTTCTTGAAGTGTAGACTCGCAACTAAAATCTTTACAAAAACATTCTGATCTTGCCATACACTAAGTTTATTTTTTTTAAAATTTTAAGTCAATGAATCAAATTAATGGGGAGGGTTTTTTAGGAATGGGGGGTGTAGTTGCTAAGGGGTGGAGGTGGATATTTGGTAATGTGGCTGGGGGTAATATGCATAGTTTCAGAAGGGCCTCTTCCCATGTCCCCCACCCCCCTCCAGACTATTTCTACACTGTTATAGGATTCTATTTTTAGAGTTATGGGTGTATAGCGTCCATGTTGTGCCTAGAAAGGGTATAAAGCACGTCGCACAATGTAGATTGTGCGACACTATCATGTAAATATGAACCTAAAACACCAAATATTTATGATGGACTATATCGTTATACCCTCTCCACTTTTTACAACTTTCTGACTCTCTCCAATCATTAGCACTCTATTACCTCCATGCTCAGTATCTTTCAGTATCTATTTTACTAAGTACTTATATATTATTACCTTATAACCTTATTACCTTTAAACCTTTGACTCATATCAGCTAATTACTAATATACTTCGTTATTAAGTACTAATTGCTATGAACTGTAGTAATTCATATTATAATATGCGGGATTGATATTTGTGCCTGAATAGTAGAAAGGCACATTATAGGTCTAAATAATGACATCATGAGAGGCTCTAGGACTCACGATAATAGGTGAAGTGGTATAAAGTATCCTCTAAAATATAGATTTATAGAAGTCATTTAGTGGCTAAGCTACCAACTAACTATAATATAATCTACTATCAACTATATAGTATTTGCCCCCTTGACAAGGTTTCTTTATATACTATACTTTATATAGATATAAACAAAATATTAATAATTGTTTATACCAAAAGAGACTATGAATAAAGAAACGCTATCACAATTCGCACTAGAAAAAGTGTGTCCAGTGATCATCACTGAGGAAGTAGAGGAAGAGATCGCTTCATTAATATTATCAGGTGAAGATATATCTGATGAATTAATTCAGGAGGTTTTAAATGCATAAAATAGCCGAGATTTTAACCCCATTTTTAATTATTGGGATTTTATTTATTTATCAATTTATTTAAAAAATGATTTTAAAATTAACAAAAAAAGAGATTGAGCTTTTATTAGGTTGTATCTCTGATACTCAATCAGAATTTGAAGGAACAGAGGTTTTTGAAAAAATTAAATATCCACTTAGTAAACTTCAAGACAAGTTAGAAAAATTTATAAAAAAAATAAATGAATGACATTAGTTTTGGAGTAGCACATCTCTATTTTCTCTATAAAGAACAACATCCAAAAGGAACCAAAATAGGATTTTTAAAATGGATTAAAACTAGAAAATAATTTATTATATTTAATTCTAAAAACAACTAAACTGATCCAATATTTGGGTCAGTTTTTTATTTTAAACAAGTGCTTAATTTGGGGTATTGACCATCTATTCCAATGGTAGTAGATTGGTTATATGCACACACAAAAAAAACAGAGACAAATTTTTTCCAGCATAGTAAAAAGCCGATTGGTGGTGTGTGCAAAACTCTGTCCAGTCGGCTTTTTTGTGTGTTGGAGAGGAGGCCAAAATGAGTGAAGGATGGGTTAAATTACACAGAAAATTAAAAGATAATCCAATTTATACCAATTCAGTTGCTGTTCATTGTTGGATTGAATGTTTATTGAGAGTAAATCATGATCAAAAAACATTTTTTTTAGGAAACCAAAAAATAACTTTAGAGGCAGGTCAATTTGTTACTGGAAGAATAGAATTTGGAAAGTCAATTAACAAATCACCAACAACAGCATGGTTTTGGTTAAAACAGTTTCAACTTGACAGCATGATTGACATCAAATCTACTAATAAATACTCGGTAATTACCATATTAAAATGGAAAGACTATCAACAACTTGACATCAATATTGACAGCAAAAAGACAGCAAAAAGACAGCAAAAAGACACAAACAAGAATGATAAGAATGAAAAGAATATTATATGCGACAAAAATGAAATTGATTTTATTGCTCAAAAACTTTTAGAACACTTCAATAAAACAATGAACAAAAAAGTAAAATCTTATTTACCTTTTAAAAACAATCTTATCTATTGGCTTGGTATCTACTCCAAGGAAGAGATAGCCGCCGCCATTTCCCGAATGCCAAATCATAACTTCTTCAAACTCCTAGAAACTCCAGTCACTTTGTTTAGGAAGAAAAACCAAAATAAAGAGGATGTTGATTATATTGGCCAGCTATTAAATATGGCCCCGATCAAAAAAGAGGGTGGAGCAATTAATAATTTAATAAACGAATAATGATTTCTTATCAAGACATCCAAAACATTTTAAAAGATTTTCCTCAATGGTCCATCTTTCCAGTCACTTTGTTTAAGGGTGAATCAAAAATAGAAAAAAGACCTGCGGTCCCTTGGAAAACTTACATGGACCGACAACCTACAGACGAAGAACTCCATTCTTGGTTTGATGAACCAAAATATAATGCCATTGGCTTGGCTACTGGAAAAATATCAGGTGTAGTGG